CCCGATTGTATTATTTATACTAAGTCTTAGGCTACTATCTGTGACATAGTAGTGGACCTAAGCACCGGAATACCGAAGGAGACAAGAATCCTTTCCTGGGTAACCGGAGGTTGGTACGTCGATTTTACCGTATCCAACATTGGCGCCCTCTTGAGAAGAGTATTGCATTAATTTGTGCTCTATGGCGCGATGACACTTGAACTAAGTTAAGAAGCGGAACCAGACTGTGCAAAATTGACCTCACCCAAAGTAATCGTAGTGTCCGATACAGTGATGATAAATGTCTGGCCAATTGCGGCTGTAAGAACTCCAAATCCTGCCTCAGCAGTAGAAGTGGAGTTGGTGACGCCCCCCGTCAAGGAGGAGGTAGCTGTCCCGGAAAAGGCTAAAGTCGTGCCTAATCCCGTACCCTCGATAAGAAGTGAAACCACACCTTGCCAAGGTTGTGAGAATGTCCAGGTTGTGACTGATGTCGTCGAACCTGTCGAACCCACTGCCGCCGGGAGATTTCCCGTAATAGTCTGCGCAAAGGGAGCGGAATTGACCGTCCCTTGGTAATTTCCCCAAACTGACTCACCCTGCCCAGCTAGGCCAAGCTGAGGAGTCATTAACCGTACTCTATATTCGACATACAGTTCTCCAATGGTGTTTGCATTGGCCTGACCAATAGTGCAAACATTAAGGTTACCAACATCATACAACTTTACATCAGCGTTAGCAGGCACAGCTCCACGTCTAACGAAGTATGATTTCTGTTTCGCCAAGTCCTCCTTCAGGGAAGTGAGTTGACAATTAGACCAAGCAGGTGAGCGTACGGAAGAGCGATACGCCATGGCCTGAGTCTTGGTGGTAGGGGCAGCATCGGACGCATCATAGTCCAATGCCAAAAGAGCAGTCCCCGTAGCAGAGGTGGCAGACTCAGTCTCATAGTCGAACTTTAAAGCTTCGAACACATAAGACTCAAATCTCTGAGCTACACCGGATAACCACGGAAAGAGTCCGGGTAATCCAGGGTTGATGGAATTCTGAGTTGCTGAGAACGCAACAGAACCGGGTACGTCCAATACGTATTCCCGATGGGACACAATGAGGTCACCATTCGCCAACCCCCGTTGGAGCGGGTCATTAGTCCGCCTAACTTTCCCCAATGAGACAGGAGCCTGAACCGATTGTGAAAGGTCAGGTGCTATTGGGAAGGGAGAGTTTCCAGGTCCTTTCTGGAAGCGCAACGCTTTAGGTACTCTCCGTCCGACCGGTTGAAGCTTCGGTCGTCTTGACATTAGTTCCTGCAACAGGGTTTGTTGCAATGTCATTGGCCCTATTGGCCGCTTCCTATTCTTAGTGCGGGAAGTCGCGCGATTGGAATTATTTTGGTTCATGTATGGGATCCCCCTGAACAAAGGGGACTGTACATTTCTATGAACGGGCAAGCTTGCGAGGCTATGCCAGCCGACCAGTGCAGTCTCTCGGCTTTTATGAGGACGTCAGTGTGACCGACAACTGAGTTCCAACAATCAATTGTATGGATTATAGGCTCTTTCCCTTAAAGGGTCCTTCAAGTTATAACATACAAAACCACTGCTGTATCAGGTTAGATCACAAAGACCTAGGTACTCGCCTTATAGAACAGGCTGACCTACGCTCAATTTAGCACGGAACTATTAAGGTTCTAGGCCCCAAATTTACTAACGAAGAATTGACTTTCAACTACCAAAGGTAGGTCGAACAACATTAACATAAACTTAGGGTGCTCCGAAACCACCGTTTTGGGCCGTTTACACATAGAAACCCCATGGCTAAGTTTAACGTCTTTCCAGGACCATGACAGTTGGCACACTCGCTGCCGAGACTCAATCTGTCACACATGAAGCAATAACGTGTTGCTAGCTTACCACTCTATTCCAGAGAATGGTAAAGCACGAATCATCGATAGAGAATCGGATTCGAATTGGGACTCCTGAGCAGAACCAAGCACAGGAAGATAAGCGTATAACCCAATCATCTTTCCTACTTTAGAGAAAGAGATCTCTCCGCATCGGGCGTCGAGAGTTTTACCAACCTCAGAACAAAGAGGTCTTACCCAAGGAGCGGTAACGGTCATATCGGGAACAGGATGACCGGGTAGTGGCAATTGGAACGTGATAAAGGACTCACGTCCGGCTCTAGAAGCGAGCCATCGAGCGATCTTCTTATCAAACGAAGTTTTCCTCGACTTAAAGCCAACGGGTTGTCGGACCCCTAGCCCACCAAAGGCTTCAGGAATGAACAAGTTCCTCTTCACAAGAGATAACTTCATCCGACCATGTCTATCGTACTTAACTAACGATAAAGACGCACGCTCTATTTCCTCTGAGTGGAGTTCCAGATACTCAGTAAGGAGGCGGTTCACCTGTTTAGGAAGGGAACCTTTTAAGGTATCACCGATAGAACCGATGATCCCGGGATTATGAGGGACATGCTTAAGAAGATACCGCGTCCGGTCATTCAATAAATGATCCGGAAAGAATTCTGCAAGCTTCTGTTCATTGGCAGAATTCTCCGCTGCTTCGCCATCAACTCTTTGTTGCACCTTATGCATTCCAAAGAAAAGACCAGTATTTAGAAAATCGATTTGATAGGGCAAATCGTCTGGCTTATCCAATCTGTAGTGAACGCTTGTACTATTTACATTAGCGTAGATTGGGTGATGATAGGCTTTTCCTACGGACATCGTAAGTCCGACATCACGTCCGAGAGCAACGTGACGATTCCAGAGCTCGACAGGGGCTGCATACAGCATGTCGTCGCCATTAATAAGAACATGGCGCAAACGCTCTTTGTGAGTCCAACCCTTCTGCATCTCTTGAGTAACAAGAAGATACAGTCCCAGATTCGCTAAGCAAAG